ACATCTGCAAGTCTTGTTTCAAGGATGAGCGGAACAAGCGGCGCATGGATCGGATGGAGCGTCGGTCGGTCGAGAAGTTCATTTCGACCACCCGCAATGGCGGCAGCAACATCCCCCACACCAGCGAGATGCTGGAATCAATCATGTCCCTTTTCGGGGGCGTGAACGGCTTTGCCAACACACTGGCGATGCAGTATTACGCCGCTCCTCCCGGTGGCCGGATTCGCACCTCCATTCTGGAGATGATTACCCGCCTTGCCATCAAAACTGCGGAAGGCGGCGGCTCTGCGAAGCCTGCCAGCTTGATGACTGACGAGGAGATAGAGGCCCAGATCACGGCCCGTCTGGAAAACGTCGTGTCTACGCACAAGAACCTCTCCTACATCAAAGAGCATCAGGACGTTTCCGGCATACCGGGGGCTATTTCGTTGCCGCAGTTGTCTGAAGCGGACATTGCCGCTGCGGAATCCATGGCAGCACTGGTTCGCGGTGGCACTTGAGCGACATCCCTGACGGCATGAGCCAGCACGAATGGGAGGCCCTGAAGGCCCTCCAGCGGGAGCGGTCTACCCGTCAGCTAGAGCCCCTGAAGCTCTACGTTCCCAACGAGTATCAGAAGCCAGTGCATGAGTGCATGGCCCAAGAAACTCTGGTGATCGGCGGCAATCGGTCAGGTAAATCCATCAGCGTGATGATGGAAGTCGCTTGGGCGGTTACCGGGACGCACCCGATCCCCGGGAAATACCCCAAAGAGAACGGGAATTTAGCCATTATCGGGGCCGGGTGGCGGCACATCGGAATGACAATTTTCCCCTACCTGTTCAAGGCCGGGGCCTTCAAGATCATCAAAGATGAAAAGACCGGAGCGTGGCGGGCTTTCCATCCGCTCAACGACAAGGATCGGAAGGCCGAGGCCAAACCGGCCCCACCTTTGATTCCCCCTCGACTCATCAAGAACACAAGCTGGGTGCTGAAGAGTGCGTCATACATCCAGACCTGTGAACTCATCAACGGCTGGATGCTCTATTTCTTCAGTTCAGAAGGCGATCCTCCGCAGGGATTTCAGCTTGATCTTTGCGTTTTCGATGAGGACATCTCAAATGAAAATTGGGTGCCCGAAATGGCTGCGCGTCTTGCGGACAGGCGAGGCCGGATGATTTGGTCGGCCATGCCGCACAGTCGGTCGGACGCTCTTTTGGGCCTGTCTGACCGGGCCGACAAGGCTTCGGAACTAGGTCAGGGGCATATCAAGAAATTCACGTTCCGGTTTTTGGACAACCCCTACATAGACGATGAGGAAAAGCGGCTCATGCTGGAGCGGTGGTCGGCTCTGGGTGAGGACGTTTTGCGGATGCGGGCCGAGGGTGAATTCACCTTTGACTCCCTTTTGGTCTACCCCAATTTCTCCATGGGGGTTCATGGGTTCGACCGCAAGCAGCTTCCCAATGAGACTGTCCCTGACGAATGGTGCCGATTTGCGGTGGTCGATCCCGGCCATGCCGTGACGGCGGTCCTTTTTGCCGCCATCCCGCCATCCGGGGAATTCTGCCTGCTTTATGACGAGTTGTATCTGCGGAACTGCAATGCCATCGTTTTTGCGGATCGGTTCAAGGAAAAGGTGCAGGGTCACAAATTCCACGCTTTCTTGATCGACGCACACGGCGGGCGGCTGACCGATATTGGTTCAGGGAAAAGCCCGCAGGATCAGTACACCGAGCGGCTGGCAGAGCTTGGAGTTCGGTCTGCCGTCACCGGGGCTTCATTTATCCCGGGCTGCGATGACGTTCAGGCTGGCCTTTCCAGCGTTCGGACGGCCATGCACATCCGGTCTGGCGGAACCTCTTTTCTGCGTATTTTGCGGGGTTCCCTGCCAAATATGGAGCGGGAACTGAAGCGGTATAAGAGGAAGGCCACCAACGTGGGCGGGCAGACCATTGTGACCGACCAGCCCAACAACAAGGGTGACTTCCACTTGGTCGATTGCTTGCGATACCTGTGTGCCTATGAGCCCAAGTACCACCGACCGACCGCTCCGGTCATGGATCAACCATGGTGGTACTCTTGGAAACAGCAAAGAGACAAGCAAAAAGGCCAAGGAGGGGTGGTTTACCTAGCCCCCGCTTCCTACTCGTCTGAAGTCTATTACGCCTAGTTGCCCGGTTTTGGGCGGGCATTAGTGTAGGGCAGTCCCTTTTCATGGAGGCTCCCTTATGTCCTATGCAATGCCCGAGGTGACGATTGGCGATCTTGTTTTGTGGCACGACAACCCGGCTTCACCGACAGACCCCGTGATGGGCTGGGTGATCGAACGACCGGGGCGTGATTCTGTCTCCATCCTTGTGTTCACGCAGAACGCTGGGTTCGTTGAGAAGAAGTCGGTTCGCCACAGAGATGACCCGTTTTGGGTTGAGTCCGAGATGGCTCAGAACTGGCAGCGTTGGGGTTGCTGGGAGCTTCATCCGACCACTTCCCTTCTCAAGGAACTCAAGGGGATGGTGACCAAGGCGAAGCTGGAAGCTGCAAAGAAGACGAAGGAGGTGGCAGCATGAGGTGCCTTCTCGTCGTTCTTGCCGTGGCCCTTGCTTGCGTGACGGTCCATGCGAGGCCGCGCCGCCAGTGCCCGCAAGGTCATCCGGTCCAGAATGCCGTTCGTGCGATTACCAACACCGCACAGGGAGTCGCTGAAGCCTGCGCCCGCATGGGGCGGCTCCAGCACATGGGTGGCTACTCCGGGCCGGAAGGTCTGGGAATGGGCCCCACCCCGGATGCAGCGTACCGGAATTGCTGTTTTGCCAATTCAGGTATGCGGGATGCGGACGTTGGTTACGCCCAGACCTCAAGCGGCCAGTGGGTTGTGTGTAGGAGGTACGCGCAGTGAGCGAAGAAAACTATGCCCCGGAACTGCCGCTGACGGGCGGCGATCCGAGCCAGTTTGAAGACCCGCCGCCGGATGCCTACACGCAGAAGCAAGTCGAGGATGCTCTGCGGAGCGTTGCGTCTTCGTGGCTGTCCAAGCTGAAGCAGGCCGAGAAGCACAAGCGGCCCTTCACCGAGGATGCCAAGGAAGCCATGAACTTCTTTGACGGTGGCAGGAATTGGTTTTGGGAGCCCAAGGCCGGGACTCCTTATTCCAAGATGTCGCCCCCCAGCTTTCGGATGACTCTGAATCGGGCGTTTGAAGCCGTCAAGCTACTGGGTTCAGTGATCTATGCCCGCAATCCCGTGCGGACTGTCACCCCCAAGAAGTTTCCTGCGATCCCGCCAACGGCTCTTGGCATCGACCTGAGCCAGCCGCCGCAGATGGACCCCATGACCGGGATGCAGATGCCTGACCCGAAGATTGAACAGTACGTTCAGGTCAGCCAGCAAATCGGCATGATTGAGGAGATGCGGCAGACGGTCAGTAGCCTCATCGAAGCCTATCTCAACTACACGCCCGTCGAACTCAACCTCAAAGAGCATTCCCGCCGGGTTGTGGATGAAGGCATCCTCAAGGGCATGGGTGTGTGGTGGACCGAGCTTGTCGAGCTTGGTGGCGAGGAAGGCCCGCCGGTTGGCATGGTTGGTTCGTTTGCCGATTCGGTGGACAACTTGCTGTTCGATCCTGACGCGGACGAGCAGGAAGACATTCTTTGGGTTGCCCGTCGCTGCGTTCACCCGATCAACGACATTGCCGCGAAGTACGGGGTTGACCGCGAGGCTCTGAAGGGGCATCTGGAGAGCTACGTTTCTCGCGGTGAAGAAGAAGACCGTGGGTACAAAAACCGCAAGAAAAACGGCAAAACCAACGACCTCATCGTGTACTGGAAGATTTGGTCGAAGACGGGTTTCGGGCACACCCTCAAGGGGGCTCCGAAAGAGTTTGCCCAGATGTTCGATTCGCTTGGGCAGAACTGCTACTTGGTTGTGGCCGATGGGGTTGAGTTCCCGCTGAACACCCCGAAGGACGTTGTGATGGAGGAGCCCGACGAAACCGGCCTCCCCAACACGCTGTTCACCCGCACCCGCTGGCCCATTCCGTTCTACGCAGACATGAACGGCTGGCCCTGCACGTTCTTCCAGTGTCACCGCAAGCCCGGGTATTCGTGGCCTATCAGTCACTTGAAGCCGGGTATGGGCGAATTGAAATTCCTGAATTGGGCAATGAGCTTCCTTGCGACCCGGGTGATGACTTCCTGCAAGACCATGGTGGGAGTTGCCAAGGCTGCGGGCGATGACATCAAGGATCAGATTCTAAAGCATGAGGAATCCGGGTTCTCGCTTGTCGAGCTATCGGAAACCCTTGGCCGGTCGGTGAGTGATATTGTCAGCGTCTTTCAGTTGCCACAGGTCACGCCAGAGCTTTGGCAAATTGTTCAAGCGGTTTCGGAGATGTTCGATAAGCGAGTGGGTCTGACAGAACTCACTTACGGCATGACGAGGGCAGCTTATAGAAGTGCCGCAGAAGCGCAGGTGAAGTCCGAGCAAATTTCGGTCAGGCCCGATGACATGGCTTCCGCTCTGGAAGATGCCATGTCGATGCTTGCCCGCCGTGAGG